ACGAACAGTATCAGCCTCTCAATAAGGGCCGCTATAACATCGTCATGACTGCGAGCAGCGCTGCACCTATCGAATTGAGCTATAGATTCGTCTACGTGCAACCAAACTGGAAGAGATAGCCAGCTTCTGATTGCCGCTCCTAACTCCGGCGCACGTGCCGGCGTTCTCCCAAGAGATAACCACGCGCCATCGGGATAGTGCCGCACGGTTGGGTAGCGCTTCGTGTAGGCGCGGTTTCTTGAACCTGCCGGTCCTTCTCTTCGAGCCACGCAACAACGGCGCTCCACTTGAACCGGGGGCGGATTCCTCTGGGGTTGAAGTAATGGACGCCCCGCTGAAAGATGCCGGCCTCCATCTTGTTCTTGACCGTCTTTTCTTCCCACGAAAGCCGCTTGGCCACTTCTTCGATGGTCAGGTATTCCTTGGTGATCTCCTTGGCCATCTCGAAGAGCAGATCCTTGGCGAACTGAGGGTCTATCCTCACGTGCGCGGCTAATTCGTCGATCCTGAGAGGGGATTCAGGCATTTTGATTGAGGGGTTTTCGAGAACCGTTGCCTTGAGCAGTGCCGTTGCCCGCTGATGCCAGTCCTTCCGCAATTCGTCTATTGATCTCGCCGTTAAGTCGCTCAAACTCTCCATAGTCAAAAACGTGCGTCTGCTTCACATCGCCTGAGTGATTGACACTGACCTCGCCCTTAAACCCCTTGCGGTATTCTTCGCGATTCGCGTTCAGGTATGCCAAAAGGCAGGTGTCGGAGTATTCCGTGTAATGTCCGGTGATTTGCCCCTGATAGATGATCGGGTGATCGGTTCCCAAAACCCCGCGCCGGTAGACTTCGCCCTCGGCGTAGTCAGCCGCGAGCTTCTTGGCGAGTTCAAAGGCTGCTGCATAGTGCGGGTCGGCTTTGAGCCAATTGTAATGAGACTGCCAACTCACCCTTGCCACGGCAGCCGTTCGATGCACCGCGCCAACGGTGACATAAGCAACGAGGAAGGCCCTTTTTTTTGGTGTCGAAATTAGTCCAAATACCGACTCGTCGGCGCCCTCGGGCTTGGCTTTTGGTTTCGTCTTGCGCTTCGCCATGGCTTTCGTTCAATCCCCTTCGTCGGGCAGATTGGTTGTGAATATGATATTCCCGGAATGAAACAGCTTCTGCTCTGGCGGGAGTAGATGATCTACGGCGTGCCGTATCGTTGCCGGCGAAGAGCCCTTTTTAACCTTGCCGCCTTCAGCAAGCCGGAGGTATTCGTCCATAACGGGATCGACTCGCGCCTCAAGCTTTTCCCGGGCCAGTTCCTGCGTGGCTTTCTTTTCGGCCTGCTGCTCTTTGGTCGGTCGGCCACCAGCCCGCCGCTTTCGCTTCAGGGCTTCCTTATTGCCTTTTTTGAAACGCTGCATTTTGTGTTGTTTTGCGCTGTTCTTCAGTTCCGTGAGACATACTTCGGGTCTTCTACCATTGTGCGCAAAAAGTCCTGCGCGAAGCGCGTCGCGTGCTTGATAGCGAACGCTCTTCGCTTCAATTCCCTCTGGGTGTACCGCTTGCGCTTTGAGCGGTCTTGCTTGCGCCTAGAGCCGGGATGCTTTCCAAGTACGCGGTTGAGCTTGATTTCAAGGCCTTCCTCGATTATTCGGATGATCTTCCGATCCAGCTTCGATCTGAGCGTTTTTTTAACCTGTCGGTCTGTCCATCTCCCGGGAGCATCAATCGCCTGCCAAGGCTCCCGCGTGGAGCCGCCCTCGGCGTAGTCGAAAACGCTTGTACACATCGTCTTATTCCGCCCGCCGCTCAAGGCCCTTGCGGGCAATGTCGGTCATCCTGAAATTCAGGGCGTCGAGTTTGTCCCGCTTCTCTGCCGGCGTGAGTTCGTCATCTTCTCGAACCGCGTTGGCCTTTTGCCTTGCCTTCTTGAGCAGTTCCGCCACGGTGCGGAGCTTTGGATATTCTTTCAGTTCGCCCTTGTGCTCCTCGGCGTAATTCCTGAGTTCGTCGCCCCGCTTTTCTCGCTTGAGGGAAAGAAAAGTGTTTCGAGCCGTTTCCGCCTCTTGGAGCCTTTTGAAAAACTTCTCAACCGACTCCGATGATCCGCTAGGTGATCTGGCGACGAAGGCGCGCAGAACGGGCACATCGGCAAGTGTTTTCGCCGGAGGTTTCGTTTTCGTTGTGAATCCCGCCAGGTAATCCGACATCGTAAGCGCGCCGCGGCCAAGCCCCGCCGTGTAGCCTTGCACGAGGTTCTCAATCTTGGCTGGTGAATAGTTGAAAAACTTTCCGACCTTCTTGGCAGTCTCGGAGGTGTAAGGTCCGTACTGTTCGGACTTTTCAACAAACTCCTTCCCGCGCGACACTATTGGCCGCTCGCGAAAGATCGACCAGTTCGCCATGTTTTCGATCAGCGGCAACGTGGCGGTAGGGATGGGGTTTGGAAACGAGCCGAAAGCGCTACGGGCAAAATCCTTCAAGGTCTCAGGATCGTTCGTGTCGATCCAGTCCCATACGCGCTCGGGAAGTGTCCCGAACAGGATGCCGAGTTCAAACGGCTTGGGGATTCGCCAGATTGTATGCTCGCGGTTAAATTTAGCCTTCTCCTCCGGCGTCATCCTCTCCCACTGCGCCGTTGTCATGCTCCCGGTCGGGATGATCCAGAATAAATCCTTTTGCCAGCGTGGCTGTTCCTGATACCTGGGATCGTCTTTATTGGCGAGGTAGAGAAGCAGCGAGGGCAGGGTGATCGTGGCGACTCCGCGCGCCATGAACAGCCCCGGATTCTCCCGCGCGAATCGCGTCATCTTGTCCAAGCCTTGAAGGTTCGCGTTTAGGAACGCGACGATCTGATTGGCGCCGCTGGTTTTCATCGCTGCGCCCATGCGTGCGAAATCAAGCGTAATCTCACGCGCTCCGTAGGCTGCGCGAAGGATGTTTTCCTTTGAAAGCCCGCCTTCCTTCTCAATCGCCTTTGAAAACTCGCCAACGCGGGTTACGGCCTCGCCCAACTCGGAAAACATTCGAAGCGATTCGATGGGGTGGCGGATGATGTTTGCCGCGCCCTTGATCTTCCCGCTGCGGATGACGTCGTTGAGTGTCTTTTGCAGGTTTCGCCGGTCAAGGGACACAAACATTGAGCCCTCGCCGCCGCCGGCCTTCCAAGCCTGGTACAGATCATCCCCCTTGATGACGTGGAGAAGCCCGCGGATTAGATCGCCACCGGGTAGATTGATCACGCCGTACTTGGAATACATCGCGGCGGTCCATTGGTCGCGGAGTGGATTTCTGACGGCGAATTCGGGCGATAGCGTGGTCGCGCCGAGGCGGAGCGCCCGCGCCGGTAGGCTCAAAATCTTGATGAGAAGGTTCTGCGAGCCCTGATCGAGATTGAGCATCGCGTTATAAAGATCGGGATGGACTTGATAGAGTTCGGCCTTTCCGTTGGTCCGAACCGATAGAATGTTGTCCATCCCCGGGATTTTCGGATTGGGCCGAAACGCGGCGACCACTTCCGGCGGGAGGTCCAGCTCGAGTTCCTTGGTGACCGTCCTGATGGTCTGCTCGCTGACTATCTTTTCGATGATGCTGTTAACGACCGCTTCCGACTTGGCGCTCTTGAGCCGGGCGATGTATTGCTGCGATTCGCCCTCGCTGAAACCGCGCGCCTTGAGAGCTTCCAAAACCTTACCTTCGACCAGCTGTTGGGCGCGGCCACCGGTTGGGACCGTTTCGCCGCCGGCGCCGATCTCGCGCGTGAATTCCTTTTTCGAGGTCTGAAAAGATTCGGTCTGTTTGATTCGCCCGTAGCGCCTGAGCACGTTTTGAAGCTCTTGGTCCTTTACCGTAACCGGAATCTTGTCCCGGGGTACGCGCTCGACGTATTTCCCCATGCCCTCGCCAGTTTCGGCCAGGCGTACCAGCGTGCGGCCGACCTGATTACGCTCCGCGGCGTTGACCATGGCGTAGGTGTTCTTGACGATTGATTCCAGCGGATCGATGATCTCGCGGGCGGAGCCTTTGAGCCTTTTAACCGGACTGCCGAGATTGGCAAAGCGCTGTGTGCCAGCCACGCCGCCGCCCGTTCCCTCGCCTTCGATCAGCCGGTAGAAGGGAACGTAGTCCTGGTTTAGCTCCTTGATTCGCGCCAGGGATTCCTCGCTGATGAGCCCGGACTTCCGCACGTAATCAAGAAGGGCGTTGTTGTATGTCTGAAGCGCTTCGGCGGCCTTCACGAATTCCGGCCGGCCGTTGTATGTGTCCAGGGTCGCTTTGACATCGCTTGCCGCAAGCCCGGTTTCCTTTCCCCGGGTCATGAGTTCGGCTGCCCGGCGGGCAACCAGATACGCGCGAAGATCGTCAAGGTTTCTGGAAAACGGCGCCAGTATTTCGTTCAAAGGTCTCGCGCCTTCAATGGGTCGTAAAGTGTCAAAGTCGATTGGGCCGTCTTTCAAAAACAAGTCGGCCTT